AAAACGATATTTCAAGATCAGTACGAAAATATACCAAAATCTTTTGGTACTGTAGCAGATATTCAAAGAACTATAAAAAACGGGAAAGAGTATTATACTCTGATGCTTGATTATGATTTTGATAAAGATGTTAATGTATCTGGATCAATATTTGGAGATTTGAAAATACATCCAAAAACAATGATTTTGGAAGATGTTCAAATTTCAGCTAACAATATTGTAGTAGATTCTACAATTGGATTTCCAGAGTCTGGTGAATTATTAATTGAAAATGAAGATGTATCCTTAATTGTAAACTATAATGGAAAAACAACAAATCAATTTTTAAATTGTACTAATATTAATCAGCTGATTGAATTTGGTTCAATTGCGGCATTTAATACATATGCCTATGGATATGACTCTGAGAGCAATCAAATTAGATTTAGAATTACTGGTGTAATTGAAGATGTTGAATTGCCAGAAAATAGTAAGTATTATGAAAATGGAGATATTGGGCAGTTATTAACTTTAGGATACAATAAAAATTATTTGGAAGATAATAATTGGGTTTTTAATACTAGAGTTAAATGTAAAGTAAAATCTTTTACCTCTAACGGACAATTTAAATATACGATTGAAACCTATGATGATAATGGAGTGTATGAAGGTGACAGTGTAAAAGTAGAATATATTAATTCATCTACAGGAACAAGAGAATCTAGTGTAATTAACAATGTTAAAATACCTAGTGGTAGTGTTCCTGGAAAGAGTTTTCAAATACAAACAAACGGTGTTAATATCTCTTCAATATTTTATATTGAAAGAATCATTTCAAAATTTTCAAATAAATTCGTTTCTAATGTATTAAATGTTTATAGAGACTTTGATACAAATGAAGTATATACAACATCTCTATCATTGCCCTCATATGGAACGGATGCAAATGAAAATGTTGAGGATTACAAAGTAGTTTTAAATGGTTCATTTTCGGGAGAAACTTTAAAAATAGTAAATAATGGACAAAATCATGGATTTATAACGGGAGATTCTGTACTGTATCTTCCAGAGAATGACTCTTCGCAGAATAATAGACTTGATATTCAATCTGGAATTTATTTTGTAAAAAAAGAAAGCAGTACAGAAATAAAATTAGCGAGAAGTAGGTCTGATATTAGATTTAATAGATTTATCTCTATTGCATCAACAACTTTAGTTAATGGCACTAATACTATAAGTTTAGCAAAATTTGCGAAGAAAAATAATATACCTTCAACAATTGATTCTCAAAATTTAATCAAAGTAATCAAATCACCAGAAAATGATGGTAAGAACTATGAAACGACAACTGGCACAACAGGAATACTGATTAATGGCGTAGAAATATTAAATTATAAGTCTGATGATTTTATTTACTATGGACCAATAAAATCTATAGATATAATTTCGACTGGAAATAATTATGATGTAATTAATCCACCTCAATTAGAAATACTATCTTCGGAAGTTGGTTTATCTAGTGCCTTTGGTTATTGTGGCGTAGAGGGATCTCTACAAAAAATTGATGTTATTGATGGTGGATTTGATTATATCGAAACCCCAATAATTACAATTACTGGGGGTGGAGGAAAAGAAGCTACTGCTGTAGCAAAAATGGTAGATTATGAACATTTTGTTGATTTTAATCCATCTTCCTCTAACTCTAGATTTAATTTGGTAGGATTAGCAGGTACAAATATAATAGGATTCTCAACTTACCATAAATTTAGAGATAATGAGTCTGTTGTTTATTTACCTGGAGATAACACTATAGTAGGTGGATTAACAACAGAAGCAAAATATTATGTTAAAGTTATTGATGGACATAGAATTAAACTTTATGAAACGTCTATTAATTCTATTACAGACACAAATCCAATAAATTTAACTTCGTATGGAAGTGGAAATCATAGATTTAAATCTACAAATATAAAGAAAAAAGTAAGTTCGATTATAGTAAATAATCAAGGATATGAATATAAGAGTAAAAAAATATCAGTAAATTCGTCGGGAATCAATACTTCTACGGATACTATAGAAGTATATGATAATCCATATAAGAGTGGTGATATAATTTACTATTATGGAGCAGACCAAAATATATCTGGATTGGATACTGGAAGATATATTGTAACTAGAGTCGGGGAAAATTCCTTTAAATTATCTAATATTGGAATTGGATCAACTTCGCCTGACTTTTTTTATAAGACGAATCAATATGTTAATTTTAAATCAGTTGGATCTGGATACCATATATTTGATTATGATCCAATATCTGTTACTATTTTAGGAAAAGTTGGGGTATCTACATTATCTGAAGTGAATGTTAATGCACAAATTCAACCAATTTTTAGGGGGAAAATAGCATCAACTTTCATTTATGATGGTGGTGTTGGGTATGGTTCATCGGAAATTATTAATTATAATAAACAACCAGAATATGCTTTAAAATCCGGAAATGGTGCAGTTTTAAAACCTATTGTATCTAATGGAAAAATAATAAATGTAATTATTTCTGAAAAAGGTAGTGAATATAATTCTCCACCAGATTTGGTAATTAAGGGGTCTGGTATTGGAGCATCATTAATTCCAATTATACAAAATGGACAAATAGTTGACGTAAAAATTGCAAATAGTGGTATTGAGTATGATCAAAGAAATACAACTATTGAAGTTCTTTCTGCGGGAAATGGAGCCAAATTAAATTTTAACCCCCAAATTTGGACAGTAAATAAATTCCAAAGATTATTTGAAACTTCTAAACTAGCTTTAAATGACAGTGCAGTTTTTGTTGGAAATAATAAAGAATATGGATTGCAATATACGCATTTATATGCACCTAGACCCCTAAGGAAAAAAATATTTTCTAAAAATATAGATGATGGGAGAGAAATTTATAGAAGTGATTATCAAAATGATTTTGAATCTAAAAAATATCATTCACCTTTACTTGGATGGGCTTATGATGGAAATCCAATATATGGACCATATGGATATGATTCAGCCTCAAATAAAACGGTAAGATTGATGCTAAGTGGTTATTCTGATCCAATAGATAACCAAACTAGTAGACCCAATAAAAATACGTTCCCTGCAGGATACTTTGTTGAAGATTATAAATTTACTGATCAAGGTGACCTTGATGAGCATAATGGAAGATTTTGCGTAACTCCAGAATTTCCAAATGGAACTTATGCGTATTTTATGACTTTAGATACTACAGTATCTAATTCTGGATTTTTTGGTGGTAATAGAAAACCAAGATTTCCTTATATAATAGGAAATTCATTTAAATCAAAACCAATAGATTTTAATTTTGGTAAAATTAACCAAAATACTTTTGATTTTACCGAAGATAGTATAGCAAGAAATACAAAACCATATAATACTTTATCTAATAATTCATCTTATGAACTTTTTGATGGGATAACTGATCCAGAACTACAAAATTTTAAAGTAAACGATACTAATAGGGGAGCAGTAGATTCTGTACAAATAATATCTGGAGGAAGAAATTATAAAGTTGGGGATAGAGTAATATTTAATAATGAAAATTCTGGAGGATTTTCTGCCTCTGCTAAAGTTGATTATATAAAGGGGAAACCTGTAACGGGAATTTCGCAAAGCACTATAAAAATACAAGATGTAGAATTTTATCCTTCTGAAGGGTCAAACAGAATTATTGGATTTTCTACACTTCCACATGGACTTTCCAATGGAGATTTAGTGTTTATTGACTCTTTATCAAACTATGATGAATTTTTAAAAAAATCATTTAATATTGAAGTAAAAACAAATCAACTTGTTCTTACTTTGGATGTTGCTGATGCATCTGTTACTGGGATTACGACATATTTTTATGTGTCTGGAGCACTAAACTATCCAACACTTAGAGAGAATGATATTTTATCTATAAACACCGAAAAAATAAAAGTTCTCAATATTGATAAAGATTCTTCTAGGATTAGAGTATTAAGAGCACAAAATTCTACAGTATCAGCCGCACATTCAGCTTTTACTTCTTTATTGCAAGAAGACCCAAGGAAATTTTATATTACTTTGGGAAATAGGGCAACAAATCAGAATTATAAATTGAATCGCGAATTGTATTTTAATCCAGCAGAATCTTTAGGATTTGGAAGCACCGTTGTATTTTCAAATCCCGGAGTTGGAATAACTTCACTGTTAATTCCACAAAAATCAATATTTTTAAAAGATCATGGGTTGAATACTGGAGATCAAATAAGATACAAATCAAATTATGGCACATCAATTTCAGTATCTACTAACGGTTTAGATAATTTTGATTTAGATAGCGTAAGTGATTTGTATGTTGCAAAAATATCTAATGATTTAATTGGAATATCTACAGTAAAAGTTGGATTAGGAACAACCGGTTCTTTTGTTGGAATATCTCAAACTGCATCCACTTTATTCTTTACAGGCATTGGGACTGGGGATTATCATAGTTTCCAAACTAAGTTTGATAACCTTTCAAAGGGCAATGTAGTAAGAAATAGAGTAACAGTATCTACTGGGTCAACTCACTCATTACAAAAAGGAGATACTGTCGATCTAAACGTTATATCTGGGTTAACCACAACTATATTTGTGAGATATGATGATTACAACCGCAGATTAGTAGTAAATCCAAGATATTTTTCTTCTATTGATGTTGAAAATAATCTAATAACACTAATAAATCACCCCTATGTTAATGGACAAAAATTAATACATACCTCTTCTTCACCTGCAAGTGGATTAGAAAATCAAGCAATTTATTATGCAATAGTTTATGACAAAGACAGAATTAAACTTGCAACATCTTATTATAATGCTATAAATCAAAATTCCGTTAATATTCAAACTTCTTCTTTTGGAACTTTAACTGAGGTAAATCCAAAAATAAATGTAATAAAAAATCAAAAAGTAATAATAGATTTATCAGACTCTTCACTATCACAACCTTTTGGTATTGGAAGAACATCAGTATTTGATTTTGAATTTTATATTGATCAGAATTTTTCAAGTAAATATTTTCCAATTGATATAAATGGTATTTCTAAAATATTAAAATTTGGAGACATTGGAATATCTTCATCCGCAAGAGTTGAGTTTACAGTTGATAATGATTTTCCAAATGAAATCTGGTATAATTTAGTGCCAAAATTAAATTTGAATTTAATTGAATCTAAAAAACAATATAATGTTGATTATGAAGTAATTGAAAATAATAAAATATCTTTTGTTAATAATGTATTAAATGGTAAGAAATTGATTGTTGGTGTACAATCAAGCGCATTTATTTTTAATGAACAGTATAATTATGAATCTAATACATACACGCAGGGGCAATCTAATATAAGTTATATTACAAATTCCACAAATGAAGTTGGTGAGATTGAAAGAGTAAATGTGACTTCTGGTGGAATTAGATACCAAAGATTGCCATCAATTTCCACAGTATCATCTTCTACTGGTAGTGGAGCAATACTACTGCCGAAAAGTGAGTCGATAGGAAAAGTAAATTCAGTGAATATTTTAAACATTGGATATAATTATCCCGTCGATACTACAATTAAACCATTAATCAAATATCCTACAATCTTAAAAGTAATTCCGCTTTCTAGATTAGATTCTATCAATGTTATTTCTGCAGGATTAAATTACAATACAACTCCAGATTTAGTATTAATAGATGGATTTACGAATGAAGTTGTTGATGATGTAGTGTTAAATTATAATATGCCATTATTTAAAGTTGATATAGTAAAAAATGCAACAGGTATTTACAATGTTACTCCAAGAATTGTTGCAATAAACAATTCTAATGGACTTGGAATAAGTTCGGTTCAGTATGAATCTTCGACTAAAACTGTTAAGGCATTTTTAACAAGACAATTTAGTGATCCAAACGATTTCCCATTCAGTGTAGGCGAAAATGTATTAATTGAAGGTATTTCTATACTAGAAACAAATAGAACTGGATACAATTCTAAAGATTATAATTATTCACTATTTCCTGTTGTTGGAGTAAATACCAGTACTGGTGGATCCAATGCGTATGTTGAATATTCTTTAGAAGGAAAGGAATTTGGAAGTACGCCAGGAACTTTTGATGGCATAAATTCATTGGGGCAAGTCATCCCAGAGAGATTTTTACCTACCTTTAAAGTTGTTTTATCTAAAAATTCCTTTATTGTTGGTGAAAAGGTAACTATTGGTTCAAATGGTCGTGGGAAAGTGTCCAAATTTGATGAAAAAAATGAATTTTTAACTGTAGAAACAAAAGATGAGATCACAGTCGATTCTCTAGTCGTTGGGAATACTTCAAAATCTCAAGCATTTATTAAAGAAATTTTTGAAAATGAGGATTTTTGTAAGATTGGATCTTCTTCTGTTGTCAAAAGTGGATGGCAAAGAGAAACTGGATTTTTAAATAGCGATTTACAAAGAATTCAAGATAGTGATTATTACCAAAAATTATCATATTCATTAAAATCAGAAATTCCAATACAAGAATGGAATGATGTAGTAAGTAATTTAAACCACACTTTAGGATTTAAAAAATTCAGTGATTTGACTGTCAATTCTTCATCGGAAGTTTCTGGTATTCAAACCTCGCAAAATGATGGATCTTTTACTTCAACATGTGACTTAAATAGTATTGTGGATGTTGATTGTAAGCAAGATTATGATTTAGTAACAGAAAATAGTCTCTATGTAAATAATGTATTAACATCCGATGAAATTGTATTTAATTCTGCAATTATACAAGACTATTCAGAATCTCGTGGTAATAGAGTTTTGATTATAGATGATATAAGTGGAGAATTTAATAAATCAGAAAATAGATCATTTGTAACTTCATTTAACATATAAATCAAGATGACAACAAAAATTAGAACAAAAAAGTTTTTTCTTACCGTACAAGATGGTAGATTTCAAGATAGAATTCAGTCTTCTGTGTTGTCATTATTGACTGATGGAAATGAAATAAAGTTAAATCAATATGGAAAAATCTTTACTGAAGATGAATTAGGTAGTTTTGATGTAATCAAAAATAACGATCAAGCTTTACTCAAATTTTATCCATTAGATGGAAGGAATAATGAATATCAATACAGTTTTATATCATATGATATAAAACAAAATATTTTTGATTCTGATTCTTACATATTTGGCAACACGGTAAGCGTTGCATCTACGTTCTCTTCGGTTGGGTCTGCATCTACTTCAACTGTATATAAAGTTCCAACAGATTTTACCTCATCTAAAATTTTAGTTGAATTATCTTCAAATTCTGGTTCAAATTACGAGTATAATGAAATTAGCTTAGTGTTTGATGGGTCTAACACGTATTCCTCAGAATTTGGCAGAATAACAATATCCGATGACCCAAATAAAGTTATTTCGGGAATTGGAACTTATGAGATAGTTCAATCTCCTTCTGGTTTGAATTTAGTTTTCCACTCAGACATTTCGGAGTCACTTAATTGTAATGCACTTGGCGTTTCAATAGCAAGTACAGATTTTACAGTAGTTAGTTCTAAGCAATTAAAATATGCAGATATTGAATCTAAAAATGTATCAATAGCAGCATCATCTTCTCCAACTAGTCACTCTATAACTTCATATCCTTTGAATTTTAATTCTGGATATTTTATTGTTCAAATAACTGATAATACTAATAATGAAATTCAACTTTCAGAAATTGCCGTACTTAATAATGAGATAGAATCGACAATTATTGGATATAGTAATTTATATTCTAATACTTCACTAGGATCTTTTAGTTCTACAATTTCTTCTTCTGTAGAATTATTATTTACTCCAAATCCAAATATTGACGTTTCTATTACTTTACTCCAACATTCTCTTTCTTATCTAGAATTTTCTTCTTTTTCTGATTTTATTGATTTTAAAAATTCTCAAATAAGCACGGGAGTAAGTAAATTTTCCTTGGGTGGTGATACTAATTTTAAAAAAGAATTTGATCTATCTCATAATTTTTCTCCAATTTTTGAAAAGCGATTTAATGGTTCGGTAGAATATACTTCTACTAATTCATCTGGGATAGATTTGACAAGGGATTTGATTTATATCCCAGGACACTTTTTTACTAGTGGAGAAAAGGTAAATTATAGATCAGAATCGTTTTCATTTGTTGAATTATTATCAACTCAAGTATCATCTACTGCAGGAATAGGTACTAATTTGATAACAGTTGATTCTACATTGGGAATTAGAGTAAATGACTATTTTGGAAATACATATATTCCAATCACAGAGATAAATTCGAATACAGTATCTCTTGCCAGTACAATTTCAACTGAGATTGTCTCTGGGTCAACTGTTTCTTTTTATGGTTTATTTGAGGCGGATTCTTCCACCAATTCAACATTTACTAGTGTTGGAATCGCAACAACACACATTTCTGGAATTGGAATAACTGATAAATTGGGAGGTGAACTTTATGTTTACAAGTATGATGACAAGTTTATTGGATTGTGTACTTCTGCATTTGATGCATTATCAACAGCTCCTAGTTTGATTGATTTAAATTCTGTTGGAATTGGTAATAATCACTATATTACCGCAACAAACCAGAATTCAAAGTGCATTATTCTTATTGATAATGTTATTCAGTCTCCTATTGTGTCTACTGGTATAACAGCATCTATTCAAAATAATTTAGGTCTTTTAGATACAGTTTTACATTTTTCGGGTATAAGTTCCTTTTTTAGTGGAAATTTAATAAAAATAGATAATGAAATTATGAAAATAACTTCCGTTGGTGTTGGAAGTACTAATTTTGTTGAGGTTGAAAGACCTCTTATGGGTACAATTTTATCAACCCATTCACAAAATTCTTTGATAACCAAATTAAAAGGAAACTTTAATATAGTAAAAAATAAACTATATTTTTCAGAAGCACCATATGGACCAATATATGATGAAGTAAATGGAGATATTAACATTAGGTCAACTTTCCAAGGAAGAGTTTTCTTAAGATCTGGAATTTCTGGATCGAGTGAAAGTACCTACGAAAAAAATTATATTTTCGATGATATAAACAATCAGTTTAATGCAGTAAAAAGAGATTTTACCCTAACATCATCGGGACAAAATATTACCGGACTCTCAACTTCAAATTCCATACTATTAATTAATAGTATATTCCAAAATCCCGAAGATGATTACAATCTATCCGAACCTTCCCTAAATACTGAACTTAATTTCACAGGAACTGCTACCTCTGCACTTTATGATCCAAATAATGCGGGAGTTCCTAGAGGAGGAGTAATATTATCAATAGGTTCTAGTCAAGGTTTTGGGTATCAACCATTAGTATCGGCAGGAGGAACTGCCATAGTTTCTATATCTGGCACGATTCAGTCTATTGTTATTGAGAATAGTGGTTCTGGGTATAGATATGCTTCTCAACCTATAGTAAGAGTTGGTGTCCAGACTTTAAGCACCGGAACTCCAAATATAGAGTATATTGGTATTGCGTCAATTGTTGGTGGTAGTGTTGTAAGTGTTGCTATAACAAATCCGGGATTTGGATATACCTCATCAAATCCACCTCAAGTTGTTTTTGACGATCCTCTATCATATTCAAATCTAAATTTAATACATACCCCATCTAGTACTGGAATTGGTTCTCAAGCTAAAATTGATATTGTAGTTGGTCAAGGATCCAGTGTAATAGACTTTACAATTACAAATTATGGTTATTCTTACAGTGAAGGAGATGTATTAACGGTAGAATCTGGAGGATTAAGTGGAATACCTACTGACATTTCAAAACCATTTAGTCCATTTTTAATTACCGTCGAAAAAACCTACAGTGATGATCTTAGTGGGTGGACAGTTGGTGAGCTTCAAAAATTAGATGATATTGATTCATTGTTTGATGGATTAAGAAAAACTTTTCCAATTAGTAATAATGGAAATAGATTTGCAATAATTTCAAGGGACGGATCTAATATAGATTTAAAATCAGTTTTACTCATTTTTATTAATGATATCTTACAAGAACCCGGTGTATCATATACTTTTAACGGCGGAAGTTTAATTACATTTGTTGAAGCACCAAAAAGAGGAGATAAATCTAAGATAATTTTCTATAAAGGAACTCCAAATCTCGATGTTGTTGATGTAGATATATTAGAAACTATTAAAGTTGGGGATACATTAGAAATTATTGGAAATGAATATCAGTTAAAAGAAAAAAACAGACTTGTTACTGATATTATTCTCCCAGATACTCTAAAAACAAATCCCTACAATTCTATAGGAATTACTTCTAATCTTGAATTAGTAAGACCAGTAAAGTGGTGTAAGCAAAGAAATGATACAGTAATTGATGGAATTGAAATTAATAAAAATAGAATAATCTATGAACCTAGTATTTTCCCTTCTTGCAATTTAATTCAATCAGTTGGCGTTGGTTCAACTCAAATTTTTGTAGATTCTGTTAAGACTATATTTGATCCTAAAAATGAAAATATTCCTGAAGATTTTATTAGTAAAATTGAAATAATAGATAATACTACATTATCTACTGCTATAGCAACCGCTATAGTTTCTCCAAGTGGAACAATACAATCAATAAGTATACTTGATGGCGGAGAGGGATATACAACAAATCCTTCTGTCTCCATTCAAAATCCTGCAGTTGGAGTTGCTGGAAAGGCATCTTTAAATGCTTATGTTACATCTGGTATAGTCACATCCATTGACATTTCTTCTGTGGGTTATGGGTATACAACCACAAATCCACCAATAATCTTAATAGAACCTCCAGTTCTAACTAAAGAATATATTCAAAATGTTTCATATTCTGGTGATTTTGGAATAATCAGTGGAATTAATACTGCTAGCATTGGATTAGCTCTAACTGCTTTGGTATTTGATTTGTATATACCACAGGATTCTTATCTAAGAAATGGTTCTGTGACTAATCCAACCATAAGTCAAAGTGAAATCCAGCAAGGATATTATTTCAAAGTATCAAATTCAAATATTGGTAATGGCGTCACTTCTTTAAGAAGTGATGGATCTGTAATTGGGGTAGGTACAACAGGGTTAGATAACATATATCAAGTTATTTCTGTCTCCACAGGAACTACAAGTGTATATGGAGTTGGTAGTGCCACTGTTGTTAAAGTAACAGTAAGTGTATCTAGTTATAATGGATTATCTGGAATTGGATATAGTTCTTATTACGGAGATTATAGTTGGGGACTTATAAATGTTTCCAATATTACTAATACTTTCTCAGTTAACAGTGATTACGGCGTTGTTGGATTGAACAGTACACCTATCGTAAGAAGATATAACGAGTTGGCAATTCAAAATTATAATAATGTATAAAGTCTAATAAATATAAAAAAAACTATAAATCAATGTCTGCGATTATAACAGATCAATTCAGAATATTAAGTGCGGAGAATTTTTTAGTTTCTATTGCATCATCTTTGAATAGTTATTATTCCTTTGTTGGTTTAACTAATTCTACAGATTATAAAACTGACTGGGAATCTAGTCCATTAGATCCTATAGATTCGTTTGACAATTATAATGATGTATGGGATACAATAGTTGCACTGAAGAAAATAAATTCTAATGATGTTAGACAAGTTATAAGAAAAATAACATGGCAACCAGGTAATACTTATGACATGTATAGGCATGATATAAGTAGAAATAATCTATCAAAACCATCAAGTAAAACAAGTTTATATGAGTCTAACTTCTATGTCATGAATAGTGACTATAGAGTTTATATTTGTCTTCAAAATGGAACAGACCCCGAAAATCCAAATGGAAGACCATCATTAGATGAACCCACTTTTACTGATCTAGAACCAAAGTCTGCGGGGGTTAGTGGAGATGGATATATTTGGAAGTATTTGTATACAATAAAACCTAGCGATATTGTAAAATTTGAATCTATTGATTATATACCAACTCCAAAGGATTGGGCAACGAGTGAAGAAAGTTCTTCTATAAGAGAACATGCAGATCCTGCAGTTAGTGGTCAAATTAAAGTAATTACAATTACTAATAGGGGAAGTGGGTTATCAAACTCCCTAATAACTTATACTAATGTGCCAATTGTCGGTGATGGATTTGGAGCAGAGGCTACAATTGTTATTGGGAATGATGGTACAGTTGAGTCGATTAATGTTACTAATGGTGGACAAAACTATACTTATGGAACGGTAGATTTGAATAGTGCCGGGATATCTGGTTCTCTTTTGCCAACTTTTGATGTAATCATTCCTCCACCAGGAGGACATGGAAAAAATATATACAGTGAACTTGGTGCAAAAAATGTTTTAATTTATTCTAGAATAGAAAATGATAATTTAAATCCAGATTTTGTTACTGGAAATAAAATAGCAAGAATTGGGATAATTAAAAATCCAGAATCCTTCGATTCTTCTACTATTCTAACCGACGCAAAAGCAAGTAACACATATGCAATTAAATTGACTGGAAATTTTAGTTCCGCAATATTTGAGTCGAATTCTAAAATTACTCAAACAATACCCGGAATAGGAACTGCGGTAGGTAGGGTTGTATCATACGACAATAAAACTGGAGTTCTAAAATATTGGCAAGACAGAACTAACGTTGGTTTTCAAACAGGATCTAGTATTTTGAGTTCTTCTCCAGAATTTGGTTATGACTTGATTAGATTTTCTTCCTCTGGAGGAACGATAAACGGCAGCATAAATAATTTATCAATAGATGTAGGTTTTACTGGATTCACTACAACTATAAACACTATGACATATAATCTTGGGCAATATTTTATCAATGGTATATCAAGTCCAGAAGTTAAAAAGTATTCAGGAGAAATGATTTACATTGATAATAGACCATCTATTACTAGATCATTAAATCAAAAAGAAGATATTAAAGTCATTTTGCAATTCTAATTAAAAGTCATGCCTCAAGAAACTAATCTCAACGTATCGCCTTATTTTGATGATTTTGATATCAATAAAGGATACTATAAGGTTCTTTTTAAACCAGGATATCCAGTTCAAGCTAGAGAACTTACTACTCTGCAATCAATACTGCAGAATCAAATAGAACAATTTGGTAATCATATTTTCAAAGAGGGATCTGTAGTAATTCCTGGAAATGTAATTTATAAAAATGATTTAAATAGTGTTATTATAGAAGAAAGTTATCAAGGAGTTCCTTCATATTATTATCTTGATAGTTTATTGGGGTCAAGAATAAAAGGTCAAAGAAGTGGAGTAACTGCGACTCTTGAAAATTACATAAAATCTGGAAATGGTGTTGATAGGACAACTTTATTCGTAAAGTACTTATCATCAGATGCGCAGACTAATTCACAAAGGACTTTTATAGAAGGTGAAAATCTATTATTAGATCAAGATGCTGAAGTATTAGATCCAGATACGGTAGATGATGATGAACCTTCAGAAATTTTAATTCAAAGTGGGGAAGGATTTGCAACGATAGTTTCTGAAAATGCAATATC